CGAAGGGCTGGTGTGGGGGCTCCCGTTAAGCTGGGGGGGATTCAAGGTCGGATCCTTAGAGATTATTGGTCTAAGGCGGGTTATACGGTTTCGGAGGTCAACTATTTCCTTCGGGCTGATATTCTCGTCTCTATGACTGAGAAGTCTTCGGAATACGACTCTGCTTTCTTCCCGGACTATTGGGACTTATGGGAGTTTATCTACGATAACCTCCCTACCTCACAGTACAGTGGTGTCGAGATCAGTGGTATTTACGAGCCCCTTAAGGTTCGTTTAATCACAAAGGGATGTCCTTATCTTTATGGTCTTTTAAAACCGTTTCAAGATGCAATGTGGAAGCGCCTTCAGCTCTTCGATTGTTTCCGTTTGACGGGAGAAGAAGTTACTCTCTCCTATCTACGACGTCAGTTGTTGGGCAAAAGGCTAGACGAAGAGGACTTGTGGTTCACCTCTGGTGACTATAGGGCAAGCACAGATTCGTATTCCATGGTGTATACAAAAATAGTTTTCGATGAGATTTGGGCACTGCTTAAGGATAGACCCTTAATTTACAAGGCGATCGGCCCTCAGCTGTATTTACCCTTTGATAAGTTGCAGCTGCGTGGACAGTTAATGGGCTCTCCCTTGTCCTTTCCTATACTCTGTATTCTTAATGCTTCGATTTGTAGGGCGGCTTATGAGCTAACCGAAGATCAGGAGTATTCTTTAAACGAGCTCCCCATGGCAATTAATGGGGACGATTCGGCTTTCCTATCTAGTGAAAAGGTTCATTCACGTTGGAAGGCGCTCGCGACTGCCTTTGGGTGGAAGTTGAGTGCTGGAAAAAGTTTTTGTTCTAAAAACTTTGTCCAGATCAACTCAAGGACCTACCCAGTGGTTCACGGCCACCTCAAGGAGGAGATTCCGATCGTTAATTACGGTTGGCACTCGTTCATGGGAAAAGATGTGAGGCAGTTGGATGAATCAGATGTTGAATCTTTTGCAACCGATCTTCAGACACAGATCTTGTCTTTGGATCGGCTACCGGTTGCGTTGAGAAGTCGTGTTCATCAATCATGGCTCTCAAACGCAGCCCGCGTTGGTCGTCGTGCCTATCAGGAGAAAGAACTCCCCTACAGGCTGGTTCCGGAGTTACCCTTTAACTTCGGTGGACTCGGATTTGGTTTCGATTTGTATTCTACGGAACACGGGTTGGAGCTTAGATCCGAGGATCTTGTGAACTACATGCAGTTTGCTTCCCAGTTTGATCTATGTAAGGAGAAGTTTCAAAAAGCGACTCTCGGATCGAC